GTACCATTAGCTTCAATCAGCGATTGAGCACGAAGCATCTTGCCATGCATAATATCATGAATGGTATCAACACCACGACGATAATGCATTGCTTGAACTACATTTGAATTGGGATTTTGATAATCTTGAGACTTCTTAAGCTGAAGTTCAATACACTCACGAAGAACCTTTACAGATTCTTTTTCATTAATATTATTCATAATAATATCCTTTTGAAGTTTCACTAATAATAGTATAATATGTGTATGAATTAATGTAAATCAATTTTCAAAAATATTTTCAAACAATCCATGATTATCTGCATGTGAAGGAGGAGTCCAACCTTCAGGCTTAATTAGATCAGGCAGTCCAAGAGGATTTGGGCGGGAGGCCTTTACACCAACTTCCTTATTCATATTAGCTTCAAGGACTTCATCCCATGCCTTATATGAATCAACCTTGAAAGCATCAAGTGTACCAATTGCAACTACACACAGATCAATCAAAGCATCAACTGCATCTTCAGCTGAGGTAGCTTGCTTAAGTTCATCAAGTTCTTCTTGTAAAAACTTGATTCTAAATTCAAGATACTTCTTAAGTGTTTCATTATCCATATTATGGACGACAGTACAAACATTATACTTATCGTGCATATCTTCAATATCATTAACCCAGTTTACGCTCATTATTTCTTCCATTCTTCAAAATTTTTGTCCAATTCTTTTCAGCCTTTTCTTTATGAAAGAAATTGGCACGATTTATAAACACTTCGCCATTTTCAATATGGTCATATTCGTGCAAAAAGCATCTTGCAGTAATATCAGTAAATGTATGGGTCTGAGCCATGCCATTTGGAAAATTAAATCTTGCAGTTACTGAACGAGGGCGTTTAACCTTAACTGAAAGTCCAGGATATGATAAACATCCTTCATCAAGCACAATTGTTTCATCTGATATTGCAATAATCTTTGGATTGATAACAACAATTGCTGGATCAGTTTCCATAGAAAAGATCTTATACGGTATACCAACTTGATTAGCAGAAAGCCCAATTCCACGTGCTTCACGCATCTTTTTAACTAGGTTTTCTGCAAACACTGCAATATCAAATTCAGGATTTGTAAAATCCCATTTCTGACATGGCTGATGCAGTATAGGATCATTATACGGTATTAGGTTTAAATTGTCAATATTCATTTTTATTCTCTACTACATAAATTATGTACATATTTAGTTTTTGACTTATGCTGCGTCTTTAATTCTTGAGAAATTCTTGATCTTTTCAAATCTAAGTACATTCGTAAACTTATCGACCATTTGATCTGGTTTATGACTAATCACAAAAACGTTTGAGTCGCTTGAAATTGAAGTAATAATCTTTAGCAGTTCTTCTGTTCCAGTTGAGTCAAGAGAGCCATCAAAGGTTTCATCAAGGATCAGCAGATTAGAAGAGTTACCATTTCTAAGTTTAGCAATTGCTCTCCATGCAAATAGAATAGCCAAATCAATTCTTGCCTTTTCACCTTCAGAGAAAGAATCATAACTAAAATCATCACGATGTCTTGACCGAACAACTTCATTAAAGTTTTCATCAAGTTCAAATGTAACAGTCAATTCCATTGCCGCTAAATACTTATTAACAAGTTTATTCATAATTGGAATATACTGCTTAATAATCTTTGATTTGATACCACCATCCTTAAGAAGGACTGATATAACATCAAGGACTTGCTTACGAGCAATCAACTGTTCATGTTGAGTTGCATACATCTTAAGTTGATTCTTCAATGCTGTAAGCTTTTCATGATCTTCAGTATTTGCCTTATGTTCTTCAGATAGGCGAACAATATCAGCTTCAATCTTTTTCTTAAAATCATAATTAGTCTTAATTAGAAGATTCTGTTCTGTTATTTGTCTATTGATAGATGTAATTTGATTTTGCACTTCAGAAATTTCATTAAGTCTGGTTAGCATAATCTCATATTTTTCATCAATCTGATTCATAGCAGTTTTGAATTCTTCAACCTGAGAAGTTTTTGATTCTATAGTTTCACACTTAAATGTATGCTCAATACCTTGTTTACAAGTTGGGCAATTATCATTTGTATCATAAAACTTAATTTCTTTTACTAACTTTGACACCTTATCATCAAATTGAGATTTTGTCAAGGTTAAATTTTGCATTTTAGAAATAATACTATCATGATCTTTAATTTGATCTGATAGATCTTCTACTTGTTGTGTATAGGTTTCAATTAATATAGTACTATCAGTAATCTGAGCATCAAGATCATTTAGTTTAGATCTGTTGAGTTCAATCTGTCTTTCATTATTAGATTGAATGCTCTTGATATAATCTTTTTGTAGAATAATCTTTTCTTGAATAAGATCAGAGTTATACTTCAGTTCACGAATATCATTCTTATTATCTGAGACTTTATTCTTGAGAATAATATTCATTACAGAAAATATCTGAAGATCAAGCAAATCCTCAATAACTTCACGCCGATGTTGTGCAGGAAGTTGCATAAAAGGAATGAATGATCGTGAACCAAGAGTCACAATCTGCGAGAATGATTTGTGATTAAGCTTAATAATATTCTTTTCAAGATATTCTTGATAATCTTTGATGGCAGCATCTTGATTAATCATGGTTCCATCTTGAATAATTTCAAAAATATTTGGCTTCATACCACGACGGATCAAGAAGTCTTTATTGCCAGTTGTAAACTCAAGTTCAACCAACATGTTCTTTTTATTGATAGTATTAATAAGTTGTGGCTTATTAATCTTTCTGAATGGCTTACCATAAAGTGCATATGATACAGCTTCAATAAAAGTCGACTTACCTGCACCATTCTCACCGACAATAAGAGTCGATGGATGTTCACAAAGATTGACTTCCGTAAAAATATTTCCTGTCGAAAGAAGATTCTTCCAACGCACAGCTTTAAAAATAATGCTCATGAATAACCTTAGATTGACAATGCTTCTACATAAAGTTCACCAAGTATCTTATCAATTTCCTTTTTGTCAATATCTACTTCAGCAGATTCAACAAACTTTTTAAGAATACTTAAAGTGTCTTCGGCTTCGTTTACAATATCTCCGTCATCTTCAAGATTGAGATAAAGATTATCATCAACAACTTGAATTGCAAGAGGATCGACCTTTTCAAGTCTATCAATAAACAAATCAAACCAATAAGGATTGTTTTTAGTATTAACAATAACCTTTACATATGTTCCAGATAGGTCTGAAAAATCTAGTGTATCAATTGCGCCATAATCTTTCCACATACTATCATCATAATGAATCTTATTGAACATAGTATATGGGTTATGCACAAAATCTAATTCTCTCGTGTCCGTGTTAAAACTGTGAAACCCTTTCTGATCACCATAGTCTGACCAAGTGATTTCATATGGGCATCCCAAATATCGAATATTTCCCTTCTTAGATCGGTGATGGAAGTGCCCAGAGCATACGAGATCAAACCTTCCAAAAATATTACTATCCATCCCATGTTCAATTACTATGCCTTTGTTCATTTCAAATCCGGCAAGTTCAAGATGACCCATACAAACTTGTGCAGATTTTGGGTTGTTGATGATGTTTAAGCTTTCTTCCATGTTGTCAGTACACATCCATGGCATAAGTAGAATATCTGTATTGCCAAAGCTTACAATTTCAGGCTTACTGTAAATCTTAATATGAGATTTATATTCACCTAATAGAAGATCTGGAGAATTGATTTCATTGGTGTTCTTAAAATAAGTATCGTGATTACCAATAACAAGATGCATAACCACATCTTCGCTCACAAGCTTATCAAAGAAAATTTCTCGTGCTCGATCTAAAGTATTAAAGTTAATAAACTTTCTGCGGTCAAAGATATCTCCAAGATGAAGAATTTCTTTGATACCATGTTCTTTCAAATATGGAAAGAAAATATTTGTATAAAACTTATCATAATAATCTAAAAATGCAACACTGTCGTTTCTTGCGCCCCAGTGTGTATCTGTAATAATCGCAATTTTATTCATAATATACTTTCATGTTTAATCTTTGTCTGAATGACCGCTTTTTACATGATGCCAGGTATTAGGCTCATTATCATCTCGTCTATGAATTTCATGATTATAGTATTTTCCTTGACGAGATAATGCAACTGACATTCTGTATTTTGCACCGTTGTGTGTACTAGCAATTACATAATGCTTTAGATGAGAATCTTCATCATACTTTTTCCATCTATCATCTTTACGTGCTAGAACTTTATGTTCAGAATAAGGCGGAGGAGCAATGTATGTTTTATAATCTTTATGCTTTTCTAAAGTTTTACGTTGTGCTTTAGTAAGAAGTTTATGCACTGGATGAATAGCAGAATAATCATCGTCTTCAGTTAAAAAATCTGTAAAGGTTTTCATTGTCACATCCTTTTTAATTATTTAGGAAGTGTTTCCTCTTTCTTTTTCTTAGCCTCATCCTTCTTCTTTTGAAGCGAAGTTTCAAAGCTACTGATCACGTGAATAGCTGCTTCATTATAACCACTGCTTCCAACATTTCTATCATCAGAATCTTGAAACACATATTGGTCATTAGAAATAATTGCATTTTCTAATGATTTGAATTTAATATACTGATGCTTCTTTTCTTTATTGATACGTTGAATAAATGAGTTATAGATAATCTGTGTGAAATATGCAAAAGGATTATCATACTTATCTGGATTGAAGCTACGAATATTTGCTAATGCATTTTCAATACCATCGCTAATCATTTCATCACGATAAGTATAATTGATAAAATTAGGGCGGTTTGCCAAACGATTAGAAATATTATAAATGCACAATCCAAGATAATTAGTTACACGAGGAAGTTCAGCACCTTCAGCTTCGGCAGCCAAGCACTTTTTACGATATTCAACTAGTGCAGCGTAAAATTCTTTATTGTTAACATAATGTATTGGCTTCTTTTTTTCTGCCATTTATTTTTCCTATATTAAAGTGTAACTGTGACTATGAATATAGTATATCATAAAAAATAATTAATGTACACTGCATTTTTTTATTGACAGTGCTGTGATAGTGGTGTATAATAACATTAATGTTTCATAGTATTAGAGCTTAATAGATTGAGTAGCTCAGTAGCAAGTTCCTCAGTCACGGAGTCCTCCGAAGGAGGATCGCCATTATAATCATAATACTTATCTTTATGCTTTAGATAAAATTTAATAACATTATCCCTAGGATTGGTTGCATAAAGAATATGCTCAATCAAAAACTTTACGTTATCATCTTTAGATAAAGAATCAAAGGGAAATAGCATTAATGCACCATCATTATCTATAGCTACTCTAAAAGGTCTATCTAGAGTAATAGTTTTAGAAGTATAATCAAGCACTTTACCAATATAAGATTTGTTATTGATAGTTGACAGAATAATAATATCATCAGTCATTTTTTATACTCACATTATAGATTTTATAGGGAAAGCCCTCTTCAGCATAGATCTTGATGCGTTCTTTGAAGTGCTCTAAGGTGTAATTGGTTTTTGATTTCCAAGATAGATCATCTGCAATATCAAATAGAACAGCAGAATCTTTAGTATCACTTTTTCTCAGAGCTCGACCAATAGATTGAAGATTTTTAATCCTTGACTTACTAGGAGAAGAGAATATAATATTGTGTAGGTTTTTAATATTTACGCCTGTAGAAAATACGCTTGATGCAATGATGATAGCATTAGTTTCAGTTTCAACAATCTTACGAACTGCTTCTCGTTCTTCAAGTTCAGTAGATCCAGCAACATAATATACTGATCTACCTTCAGCAGCTTTTTCAATCATATCATATAAGACTTTACCATGCTTATTCACAAATTGGAACATAATAAGAGTATTGCCTTTTAGTGATATGGCAAGATTTTTTATGAATTTATTTCTATATGGATTTTGTACAATAAAATCTAATTCTTCTTGATAAGATTTTTTAATGATATCTTTTCTTATTTCATCAGGATATTGTAATATTATAGCTTTAATCTTAAATTCTGCAAGATGCTTTTTCTCAATGAGCTCAGCAGTAGTTGTAACTTTCTTAACAGGACCAAACATTCCTTCAAGCACTAGCTTATGAGTTTGAGTTCCATCAAGAGTACCAGTAAATCCAAATCTATATGGACATACCGTCAATTTTTCCATGATAGACTTCAGACTCTTTGCCTTGAATAAATGGCATTCATCGCCAATTACCACTTCAAATTGTTTGAAGTATTCTTTAGGAAGTTTGTAAACTGATTGCCAGGTTGTGATGACGATAGATTTATCTGTATGTTTATCCACTCCTCCAGTGATCTTATGTATTCTATCAGAATTGCTAAAGCCATAGTCGGTAAAATCAGAAGCCAGCTGACTGACCAAAGAAATAGTTGGAACAATAATAAGAGTGCGAGCATTATAATACCTCGTCAGTAAGTAAATGATAAAGGATTTTCCAGAAGCGGTTGGAGATAAAAGTAAAGATCTTTTATTTCTAATTGCATGAGCAAAAGCTTGTATTTGATAATCTCTTGCTGGAAATGGTGTGTTTAAAGATTTTGCAAAATCATCAGCTTCTTTTATAGAGAATGCTTGTTGTGAGAAGTCAGATTCATATTCGACTTCATAATTTCTTGAAGCAGCAAAGGCCTCAACATAGTATCGCAGTCCAGCATATAGCAAACCAGTCATGATATTAAGAAGACGAATCTTCCCATCCCATACTTTATTTCTATATGCTGGACTGAACTTAGCTCCAGGTACCATAAATGTAAATTGATCTGATAACTCATACATGATGCCAGGATCTGTCTTTATCTTAATAAAGACATCATCATATTTTTGAATTACGATCTTATCACTCATTATGCACCGGCTTGGAATTTTATAAAGTCAATGGCTGACTTAATTTGATAACCTCTATTTGTTAATGATTTAATTATTGAATCTAAAAGTTGTACTTTTTCTCTCTGAAGAGAAATCTTAAGATTCTTATCAACTACAACTTTATCTGCATTAAGATATCTTGGAATTTCTGACTTAAGAATGTTTCTTCTTCCAATATCAGAAAACTCTTCCATCCAACCCATCTCTTTAAGAGACTCATCATCGATGACACCAGAATAGAAATCGTGTCTTAAACATTCAATACGTTTTAGATCTGATTCCTGCTTTGCAAGAATTAATCTTTCATTAACATAAATTCTATAATATTTATTATGTAATTTTGGGATATTTAAAACCTCTTCAGCGAGGTTCATTCTATCAATCTTAGAATCTTTATCCCAGTTTTCAAAAATTTCATCAAGAGTCATAATCTACCTATTCTTTAAATTGACCTTCAATTATACAATATAATCCTTAATCTGTCAATAAAGAAGTGGTAAAAAGCGTGTATTCAAATGTAACCGATGCAGTAATATATTCTAAATCACTAGCAGTTGTATTGAATTCTAATTCAGATAATTCAGTAGGATATAGATCCCAGAAATCAAATTTTATAAATGGATGCAGATGATTGTTTAATATAAGAAGACTAGCTTCAATTTGTAAACCTTGACCAATAGGTGCATTTTGCAGCTTCGATCTTTGTTCAAAATCATGTGGCTTACCAATTCCTTGAATCCAGTTAAAAATGTCTAGATAATCAGACATCGATTCATTGACTTTGAATGTGGCTTTTAAAGGTTCAAATCTCATATGCTCACCAGGGATAGCAATTGTCTGAAATGGATTTGACATTCCAGGTGTAACCCCAGCTTGAATTGCAGGAAGATTGACCGACTGAACGTAGTTCTCAAAGTTTGGTATCTTGGTAAGTTTGAACTTGAAATTTAATGGCGATAAAAATGCTTGAGTGGCCAATTTTTTTCCTTTACATTAATTCTACCGTTTGTTATACTATATATATGAACAAGGAAACTTTCACAGTTGACTACATGATCCGGAACTTGGGTATGGCTGGCGCTGGCGGTCGTATGCAACTTCAAGGATCATCACTACAGCATCTCAATTCTGCGAAGTCTGACTTTGCTGTACTTGAGTATCTGAAGCGAAGGAATCCTAGCAAACAGATTGATATTATGTCAATCCGTTGGTCATAAAGGTTGTTGGACAATAGCTCAATGGTAGAGCTTTCGGCTGTTAACCGAACGGTTGTAGGTTCGAGTCCTACTTGTCCAGCCATTAATTAAGGCCGTGTAGCCCAACAGGCAGAGGCACCGAACTTAAAATTCGTAAAGTGTGAGTTCGAATCTCACCACGGCTACCAAATTACCAATAAATACTAAATGCCGGTATAGCTCAGTTGGTAGAGCATCGCCTTTGTAACGCGAGGGTCCCGAGTTCGATTCTTGGTGCCGGCACCATATATATCAAGCGTGTATCGTCTAATGGTAAGGCCCTGGTCTCCAAAACCAGAGATGAGAGTTCGATTCTTTCTGCGCGTGCCATGCTCTTGTGGTGGAATTGGTAGACACATCAGATTTAGGTTCTGACGCCAAAAGCGTGGAGGTTCGAGTCCTCTCAAGAGTACCAAGTTTATAGTAAGGTAGATTTTATGTATGATGAAGCACGTGAAGCAATTTTAAACTCTAGTCAAGAATCATCCATATATGTTGGAGCAGATTCTATTCGTTATAAGAAAGGTGAACTATGGTTTGCAAAATATTCCGTTGTTATCATTCTTCATATGGATTCTAAGCACGGATGCAAATTATTTCACAAGACAATGGATCTACCCGACTATGGTAATCTAAAGCAAAGACTTCTTACAGAAGTTGGATATGCTATTGAAGCTGCTACTGAGATTATTGATATTGTCGGTGATAGACGTTTAGAAATTCATTTGGATATTAACCCTAATCCTAGTTATAAGTCAAACATTGCAATCAAAGAAGCTCTTGGTTATGTAAGAGGATCTCTTGGTTTAGATGCAAGAATCAAACCTCATAGTTTTGCTGCTACACATTGTGCAGATTATTTGGTTCGACATTAATTAGAAAAGGGTATATATTGGTATATGAGATTAAGGGCTGTTGGTGATAGTGGTAGCACGGTGCCTTTGCAAGGCACATGGAAGAGTTCGATTCTCTTACGGTCCACCAAGTTATAACGGAGATTAGCGCAGTCTGGTAGCGCATCTGCTTTGGGAGCAGAGGGTCGCAGGTTCGAATCCTGCATCTCCGACCATTTTATGCCCAAGTAGCTCAGTGGGAGAGCGTCTCGTTTACACCGAGAATGTCGGCGGTTCAATCCCGTCCTTGGGTACCATTTTTGATCTCGTAGCTCAGTTGGTAGAGCACTTGACTTGAGTTATATGCTTTAGAAATATAAATACTAATATAATAAGGATATTAGTATGAAAAAACCAAAATCTGAAAAGTGGTTAAAAGCCATGGCCGATAGAAAAGGCCGCGGAACTAATCAATATACTAAAGCTAAATTATTAGGATTACCTAAACCAGAATTAACAGAAGAACAAATTAAAAAAAGATCAAATCATCAATTAGGAAGAAAGCATTCTGAAGAAACTAAAAATAAAATAAGAAATAGTAGGTTAAAATTTCTAAATGAAAATCCTCATATGGTTCCTTATAAATTAAATCATTATTCTAAAGGAAGATCATATCCAGAACAATATTGGAAAATAATTTTAGATTCAAATAATTTAATTTATGAAGAACAATATCAAATAGGTTTATATCAATTAGATTTTGCTTTTCTTGAATTAAAAATAGATTTAGAAATTGATGGTGATCAGCATTATACAGATCAAAGAATTATTGAGAGTGATATAAGAAGAACGGAATATCTTGAAAGCTTAAGTTGGAAAGTTATAAGAGTTAAATGGTCAAATTTTCAAAAGTTAATAGATAAAAAGCAGTTTATAGATAATCTTTTGAAAGAATTAATTATAATCTCGTAGGAGAATTGGTAAACCCAGCAGACTTTTAATCTGCCGCGAAAGCATTGTCGGTTCGAGTCCGACCGAGATTACCAGCGAGATCACCAATATTGTTGCGGTGGCAGAGTGGCCCAATGCAAGGGACTGCAAATCCCTCAAACCGTGAGTTCAAATCTCACCCGCAACTCCATATATATTATGGTTCCTTAGCTCAATGGTAGAGCACTCGATTGATAATCGAGCGACAGTGGATCGTAACCACTAGGAACTACCATATATAATTGTGATGAGGGATCGTCTAATGGTAAGACTCTGGTTTTTGGTACCAGTTATTGGGGTTCGAGTCCCTGTCCCTCAGCCAACATAGAGAAATTAAATATGACTAATTATACATTTACAGTTGATTGGTTTGCGCCACATATTGAATTTTGGAATATGTGTTTAAACCGATTAGAAATAGATAGAACTTCTAAACTGCAAATTCTTGAAGTTGGATCATATGAAGGTAGAAGTGCCACATGGATTGCTGATAATCTTTTAAACCATAATGATAGTCGGCTATGGTGTATTGATACATTTCAAGGAAGTATTGAACATAGAGAAGGAACAGACGAATATACAAAAGTAGAAAATTTAGAAAATTTATATACTACTTTTCTTAGTAATATTGCAATATGTAATAATCCAAATAAAATTATAAATATAAAAGGTGATTCACAAATTGTGATGCCTAATTTAAGCAATAATGAAATGAAATTTGATATTATCTATATTGATGGTTCACATGAAACTGAACATGTACTTAGTGATGGTATTCATGCATTTAATATGCTAAAACCAGGTGGACTTATTATTTTTGATGATTATGAATGGAGCTTAAATGGAGTTCAAACTGTTAAAGCAGCATTGAATAAATTAGAAGCTCAATACACCAATATGAAATGGATACTTTCAGGTTGGCAAAGAGCATATATTAAAGATTAAATGCGAGTAGTTCAATTGGCAGAACCTTCTGCTCATAACAGAATAGTTATCGGTTCGAGTCCGGTCTCGCATACCAGCCTACCAAATACGAGCGCGGGCATCTGGTGGTGGCAAGGGTCTTATAATCCCTTTGGTCGGCAGATTACCGATTTGCTGAGAGTTCAAATTTGACTTCGCCTACCAAGTTTTGGTCCTCTAGTGTAACGGTTAGCACACGGTCCTTATAAGGCCGCATCGCCAGATTAGCGAGTAGTACTGGTTCGAATCCAGTGGGGACTACATCTCTCGCGGAATGTATAAATAAGCTATAAAGTAAGACTAGTTTATACATTCCGCGAGACAATAATGTATTTTACAATCTATAAAGTAACTAATAAAATTAATAGTCACGGTCCCTTAGATTACTCTGGCTAGATCACTGCCCTTTCAAGGCAGAGGAACGAGATCGACACTCGTAGGGACTACCAACTTATACTTTAGGCTTTCTTCCACGCTTCTTTACAGGAGCTGGTTCTACAATAATTTCTTCTTGACCCAATATTGCATGAAGGTCAGAATGAATTTGCTTAAGCTCTCTAAATTCTTTTAAAAGAGTTTCATGATCTTCTTGAGCACGCTTCTCAGACTTTTCACTGAGTACTGCTTGACCAACCATGATTAGAGGAAGAAATACTAATTGTAAAAATGAAGAACTAATATACATGATAACCATCTGAGTAGATGGCACAATCACTGGAATTAAAACTAATAAAGCAAAAGCATACACACACCACATTGTGCCAATAGCCAATGTGGCTTTTACTGCTACAGCACGGTTAAATTTTCTAGCAGTTTTAATATATTTTTCCATTTGTATTCTCCATGGTTACTATAAGTATTTATTTTTAATAAATATTACAGAACTATTACACACTTACACACACATAAGGAGAATACTATGACACTTCCTTCCTCAATTATCACCTTTGCATTCACAGGAATATTTGCGCCTAGACCAAATAATTCTTCTAATTCTTCTAATTCTAAGAATAAATAGATCGTAAATATATTATATTATAACTTAGACTGCTAAGAAATTAGCAGTCTTTAGTCTTGTGTGATTATATCATTGCAAAAAATCAAAAGCAAAGGATATACAATGCAAGAACTAGAATTAGAAGTAGAAACACAAACATTTTGGCAAGAACTTGCTGATATTGTAGCCAATTTTATTGGCTCTTGGACTTTCCTTTTTGGACAGTCTGCTATTCTGTGTTTATATGTATGTTGGAATATCTACAGTCACAAGGTTTTTGATCCTTATCCTTTCGTGTTCTTAAATCTTATACTGAGTTTTCAGGCTGCATATGCTTCACCTATCATCATTCTTGCACAAAATAGAAAAGAAGAAGTTGATAGAAAAAGAGTAATTGATATATTTCAATTGGAAAAGGCTGATCATGCTATGCTTCTCAAGCTAGTAAAACATCTTGATAATCATTTTGACGTATTGAATAGCCGTATTGATAAGTTAGAAAAAGAGCTTTCTAAAATAGATAAATAAGGAAAAGAATATGTATACGCAAAAAATTATAGACGTTATAGCTCCTGCATCACTGCTTACAGTTTTTGTTATTTTTATGACCGCGGTGATTGCTTCAATTTAAAAATTAGTGGTAAAAATATGTGTACGTTGATCGCAAAATATTTTAAAGACTACGGTTGGGTTGCCGCTAAAAACCGCGATCAAAATTATATTCCACATATTAAATTTATCAATAAAAAATCTAAAACTAATCGTATTCTATTAATGTATGATGAAGAAACAGGCTATCGCGAAGGAACAAATTCAGATGGCCTGTGCATCATGTCAACAAGTTTGGCTAGATCTTATTCTGAAGAAAAGGATCTAAAAGATGGTCAAAGTATTGAAAAGGCTTTAGAAATTGGTAAGCCTGAAGAAGCAGGAAAATTTCTAATAAGCAAAAAGATTCAAGGACATATATTAATCTTTAATAAAGATATAATGTATAAAATTGAAGCTTTTCATAATCCAGAATCTGGTGAATATGAACACACATTAAGAAAAGTTTCAAAGGGTGAACCATTAGCTTGTACAAATCATGGCATTACATTTGAGGATGCTGGATTTAGAGATGATGATGGTCCAAATGAAGAACTTCGTAGAGAAAGCAGTGAATCTAGAAGAAAATATGGTATGGAAGTTGCAGAAAAAGCTAAAACCCCATATGATTTAATAGACGGATTATCTAAAAGATTTAATAAAGATGACTTTCTAAATATATTTAGAACTGCTACAAAACCAAGATTGATGCGAACTGTATTTCAGATGATGCTAATTCCATCTGAAAATAGATGTTGTGTACGTCCAATTCAAAGCAAACTTACTATAAATAAAACAGAAGATCATTTTGAGCTTGAAGTTTTAAGCAATGATCAAATACAAAAAATATTCAAACATTCATATAAAAAGTTTTCTACTCTTAGTAGTACAGATAACGGAAAAGAATTGTGTTATGAATGTGAACCAACTCTCCTACAATTCAAAAGATTCATATAAACATCAATTATATTAAAGGTTTATTATGTTATTGAAAAACACAATACTTTATGCAGACTCGAAATATCAATATTATCGCGGTGAAATTGAGTCTGGTCCAGACTACGTATTTGAAGGTCCATATGAAAGAACCTTCTATTGTACTGAAGGTTATGCAACCATTGATGGTCTAAAGATCACAGCTGGTGATACCATAGATGTTAAGAATAGAAAATTTATAGTTTATGGTAAAGCAACCTTTTATATTGCTCAAGTGCCATCAGTAGATAATATCCCATATACAGAATTTACCACTCGTGGTGATCATTACAAGGTCGTCAAACCATGGGGATATGAACTATGGTTGAATGGGGAACACCCAAGATATGCATTCAAGGTTATTCATATAACTGCAGGAAATCAGTGCAGTCTTCAGTATCATAATTTCAAAGAAGAAACCATTGTGATGTATGAAGGTCTTGCAAGTTGGATATATAAATCAAATGATCTTGTTGATAATGATGATGTTACAGTTGATGATCTTGAATCTGAACCATTTATTTCTGGTCAATTTCATCATGTAATACCAAAGACTTTACATAGAGTTCGTGCAATAACAAATATTACTATGTTAGAAGTATCAACACCATATCTTGATGATGTTATCAGAGTCCAAGATGATCGTGGTAGACCCAATGGTAAAATTGAAAGTGAGCATAAAGCATGAGAACAGTATGTCTTTTGACTGCTGGAACTGGGTCGAGAATGGGAAAATACTCGACAGTTATTAATAAAGCCCTTTTGCCAATTAAAGGCAAAGCAATTATATCACATATAATTGAACAGTTTCCAGATGATACACAATTTGTAGTTGCAGTCGGTTACAGAAAAGATGATGTAATGGATTATCTTCGAGCTGCATATCCCGATAGAAATTTCATATTTAATATTGTAGAAAATTATGAAGGTATTGGTTCTGGACCAGCACATTCTGTTTATTGCTGTCGTAAGTCTCTTGAGTTTGCAAAAGACGGATTTACTTTAATTGCTTGTGATGGATTATATTCAGATCTTATAAATCTTCCAACTGATAGAAATGTTATTGGAATTTCAAAGGTTAGCTATGAAGATTCTATTAATTATTGTAATGTTCAAGTT